CCCTGTGGCTGACGATAAGCAGGAGTTCTAATATGGCTAATAGAGTACATCAATATCAAATATACCATGCTGATAAGGCAGACCCACAGCTTATAGACGATTCAATTGAGACTTTGAATAATCTTGGTAAAAAGAAAGTTTACCCTTATGGTGCGGGGCAGATATGTTTTCATCATAGACAGTGTTACTTTTTTATATCGCCCTATTCAATGAAGTGGTGTCCAAGACACAAAGCGCATCAGAAGTGGCATAAGGGTTGTGATAGTATTGAAGAAATCTTTGATAGCATCAATCAATGGTGTGATTATAGAGATAGTTTTAAATGAAGCAGATTGTCTTTGATATAGAGGCCAANGGTCTTAACCCCGATAAGGTTTGGGTTATTGTTGCTCACGAACTGGACACTCAGGAGACAAAGGTATTCTCTGGGGACACATTACTTGACTTCAATACATACATCAAAGACTTTCAAGGTGACTGCGAAGTGATAGGTCATAATATAATTGACTATGACATACCAGTACTTGAGCGTGTATTAGGAACTTGTTTCGGCAATAGTAAAGTGACGGACACCTTAGTCCTGTCACGATTAGGTGACCCATCTAGGGAAGGTGGTCATTCATTGGAAGCATGGGGACAGCGACTAGGTTGTCCAAAAGGTGAACATAGTGATTGGGACAACTTTTCTCAAGATATGGTGGACTACTGTGTCCAAGATGTTCTTGTTAATGTCAAAGTGTACAACGCGCTACGAGGTGTTATTTCTAACTTTGGAAGCGAAAGCATTAGCCTTGAGCATCAAGTACAACGCATTATCTCAAAGCAAATCCGTAACGGGTGGCTGTTAGACCAAGAGAATGCTTTTGTACTACTGGCTAAACTTAAGGAGCGTAAGTTTGATTTGGAGGAGGCAGTACACAATACCTTCAAGCCCTTACCTACTTTCATCAAACAGGTTAAACCTAAGTTCAAGAAGGATTCCTCATTGTCCGTTGTAGGTCTGAAGTTCCTTGGAGAGCAGTGGGCTACAGTTGGTGGTGAGTTTAGCCGTATAGACTATCCAGAGTTTAATCTGGGTTCAAGACAGCAGATAGGCAGGTACTTACAATACTTTGGTTGGAAGCCCAAGCAGTTCACTGAGAAGGGGCAAGCCATTGTTGATGAATCTGTTTTATCTAAAGTCACTGGCATACCTGAAGCATCTATGATTGCTGAATACCTATTGGTTCAGAAGCGTATTGCACAGGTACAGAGTTGGCTTGATGCTGTTGATGACGAGGACGGGCGGGTGCATGGCTATGTCAATTCCAACGGTGCTGTCACAGGCCGTATGACACACTCCAGTCCCAACATGGCGCAAGTACCCAGTGTTACAGCGGAGTATGGTGCTGACTGTCGTGCTTGTTGGATTGCACCTAAAGGCTATAAGATTGTGGGTATGGACGCATCGGGACTAGAGTTGCGTATGCTTGCCCACTATATGAATGACGAGGACTATACTAATGAAATACTCAATGGAGACATTCATACAGCAAACCAAATTGCTAGCGGTGTTGACACAAGAAGTCAAGCAAAGACTTTTATATATGCGTTCCTCTATGGAGCAGGTGATGCAAAAATCGGAACTATCGTTGGAGGAACTGCTGTTGATGGCAGAAGACTTAAGGAGAAATTCCTTGCAAACACGCCATCTCTTAGAGACTTACGAGAGAGAGTTAGCATGGCGGCTGGAAGAGGTTATGTTTACGGATTGGATGGGCGAAGGGTCGCAGTACGCTCAGAACATTCGGCACTGAACACTCTATTGCAGTCTGCGGGTGCTATCGTTATGAAGAAGGCACTGTGTCTGCTAGATGAATACGCAACCATATGGAACATTGACTATAAGTTTGTAGGTAATATACACGATGAAATCCAGACAGAGGTCAGAGAAGAGAAGGCAGAGGTTTTCGGTGGACTTGCAGTATCTTGCATCGAAGCGGCAGGAAAGCATTACAACCTTAACTGCCCCCTCACAGGCGAATACAAAATCGGAAACAACTGGTCGGAAACACACTAACGGAGAACTAAACGATGAAAGATAGAACCTTAGAAAATAAAACACGAGTGACTATTGACGGATACCGTTGTCGCGTAGGGAATCCTAAACACCCTTACCATGAGTTGTACAAGGAACAGGGCTTTGATGCTGTATATAAAGCTATGGGATTGGTTGAAAGGGAAGCATGGTATGTGCGTTTGTTTAACTGGTTTAGAGGTGCAGTATGAAAAAAAAATATAACTGGGAGTTTGATAGAGTAAACTCTAAAGGCGAAGCTAAATTTAAACATCAAACAGGAGAAAATCTTGAAGACGTTGAAAAGTTTTTAATGGATAAGGATATACTCTATTCCGTGAGACAGGGAGCAAGAATGGTTTGGGTTTATACACACAAAGAAAAATTTGCTTATTACTATACCACAGGAAGATGGTCACCTTTTATTCGAGGAGGGATGCCAACAAAACATTACCGCGCTATTGATGTTGAAGATTTTTACACTAGGTTTTTTTATCCTACTTTACAAGAAGAAGAAGCCACTATACCTGAAACAGAATATTATGAAAGGTATTATGAAGACCATGAAGATGAACGTCATTTAGGGTGCTTAAACTTCCCAGTGTGTGATTTAGTTGGGTGTGGTGAACATTGAAAAGGAATACAGCATGAAGCCTAATAAAGAAGACCGCAAGAAGTTTGACTTAGATTTAGCGTATGGTTCTGTCAGGGAGGACAGGGTAGCTGAGATGCTACAGGACAAGAAGATAGAAGTTAAATCTGAGAAGGACTTATGGCAACGGACAGGTAACATCTGCATTGAGTATGANTCATGGGGCAAGCCTTCGGGCATTGAGGCTACGGAGTCGGACTACTGGTTTCATAACCTGTGCATAGGGGACAATGAGTACTGTACCNTAGTNTTCAAGACGGATGTGCTAAAGAAGATTGTCAGTAAACTGGACACTTTCAGAACAGTATCNGGAGGCGACCACAANGCAAGCCGTATGTACTTGGTCAACCTACAAAAGCTGTTCTCAAGTGATGTCATTAAAGCATTCAAGGATATTGAAGACGATGAATAAAACAATACATACAGTAGTAGATGACATATACCGACTGATGGAGACAAAAGAGGCAGATGAATCCGTTGATGTTGAAGCGGAGATTGAGAAGTTCGGTGAATCCATGAAGTCCCTAATGCGTACTGAATTCGCAAGGGACAGGAAGAGAGACACCAGAACTCTGCGCCTGTCAAACATTGGTCGGGACGATAGGTACTTGTGGAATGTAGTCAACGGTACTGAGACTTCAGATAAGATTAAACCACATACCTATGTCAAGTTTATGTACGGACACTTGATTGAGGAGATGCTGTTGTTCCTTACGCGCATGGCAGGGCATGAGGTTACTGACGAGCAGAAGGTCTGTGAAGTTGAAGGCATTAAGGGACACATGGACTGTACCATTGATGGTGTTACTGTTGATGTTAAATCAGCTAGTTCCTTTGCATTCAAGAAGTTCAAGGACGGGACACTGGCTATGAATGATTCCTTTGGGTATGTTGACCAGTTAAAAGCCTATGCCCATGCACAGGGAAAGAGAGAGATAGCTTGGTTAGCNATGGACAAAGCCAANGGNCATCTAACGGTACTTAAGTANGACCTAGATGACACCCAAGCCCCTGTCCATAAAGTCATTGACGGGGACATTGAGGAGCGTATAATCCATGTTAAGGAGATGGTCAAGGGTGATGAACCAGAGGGCTACTGTCAAGACCCTGTTGCTGAAGGTAAGTCTGGGAATATGAAACTGTCGATTAAGTGTTCCTATTGCCAGTACAAGAAGCACTGTTATCCAGACCTGAGAGCATTCCTGTATTCCACAGGGCCAAAGTTCTTTAGTCATATTGAGGTTGAACCTAAAGTACAGGAGATTGACATTGACTAAGCCAAAGAGGAATAAGTTTAGGTCAGCCTTGGAAAAAGAGTTCTCTAAGGAAGTAGCGAAGAAGGGCTTTCTGTATGAGCCGTATGACATACCCTACACCGTACACCGCAAGTATAAACCAGACTTTGTGAATGAGGAAAAGAAAGTCATGGTGGAGGTCAAAGGGTTTTTTCGTATCGGTGACACCTTGAAATATAAGTCTATTCGTGATACAATATTAGTAGATAATTGGGAACTTGTATTCCTTTTGTCTAACCCCAATAAGAAGGTGCGTAAGGGCGGTAAGATAACTATGGGACAGTGGTGTGACAAGGAGGGTTTTAAACATTACACGCTACACACTGCACAGGAACTTATCAAATATGTTGAAGGGAAAGAATAGAGATGTCACATACATTAGAGGAACTAAAAGAGGCAGTAGCAAGGGACTACGATGTGGTATTAGTAGTCGAAACCTTGGACATAACTGTTGAGGACTTGCTAGAGGCTTTTGAGGATAGGTTAATTAGAAACAGAGATTTATTTACGGAGGATGATTATGAGTATTGATGAAGCCACCCCTGCGGACTGGGANGCACTGAGAAAGAAACATCCAAGACTTATAGAGAAGTATGAGAATCTGGTGGAAGATGAAGTCAACAACCCACACCATTACAATACAGGTAACATTGAATGTATTGATGCGATAGAGGAGTCCATGTCCAGTGTTGCATTCAAAGGCTATCTAAAGGGCAACTGCATGAAGTACCTGTGGCGGTATGACTACAAGGGCAAACAAGTACAGGACTTACAGAAGGCAGGTTGGTACTTAAACAAACTAACAGAAACAGTAACAGAGGAGAATAGCTAGTGAATCAGTACCAAGAGTTTATACACAAGTCCCGATACGCCCGATGGCTACCAGAGGAAGGCAGACGAGAGGAGTGGCCGCTATGTAGACTTCTGGAAGGACAGAGGACAGATAAACGACAAAGAAGCCTTAAAGATATTCAACGCTATATTCAATATGGAAGTCATGCCCAGTATGCGCTGTATGATGACCGCAGGTGAGGCACTTAAGAAGGACAATGTAGCAGGGTTTAACTGTTCATATCTGCACATTGACTCCCCTCGTAGCTTTGACGAGCTAATGTATGTACTGATGTGTGGTACAGGGGTAGGGTTCAGTGTAGAGAGAGCCTTCATCAATAAACTGCCTGAAGTGGCTGAAGAATTCCACCCCACTGACAGCGTGATTGTAGTAGCCGACAGCAAGATTGGTTGGGCTTCAGCATTCAGAGAACTAATCAGCCTCCTGTACGCAGGTAAGATACCTAAGTGGGACACACACAAAGTACGCCCTTCAGGTGCTAGACTTAAGACATTCGGTGGTCGTGCCAGTGGGCCAGAGCCTTTAGAGGATTTGTTTAATTTCTGTGTAGGTATATTCCAAAAGGCCGCAGGTCGTAAACTGACTAGCATTGAGTGTCACGACATTTGCTGTAAGATTGCAGACATTGTAGTCGTAGGTGGTGTACGAAGGTCAGCACTAATCTCTTTGTCCAACCTGTCTGACCCCCGTATGGCTAAGGCTAAGTCAGGACAGTGGTGGATGGATGAAGGACAGCGTAGGCTTGCTAACAACAGCGTAGCGTACACAGAGCGACCGGACTTTGAATCATTCCTGTCCGAGATGCACACCATGTATGACAGCAAGGCAGGTGAGAGGGGAATCTTTAGTCGCGTAGCGGCACAGAAGATAGCCGCAAAGAACGGTAGGCGTGACCCAGAGCAAGACTTCGGTACTAACCCTTGCTCCGAGATTATCCTACGTAGTAATCAGTTCTGTAACCTATCTGAAATCGTTGTGCGACCCGATGATGATTTAGAGTCACTAAAGCGCAAGTGTGAAGTAGCGGCCATCATCGGTACACTACAGGCTACCC